ACAATAAGTTCTGGTTTAGCTATAATGGCTTGCAACAAAAACAAATACTCACCAGTGGCTGAAATAAAAAAAGAGCCAGTTAGTATTAATTTTACAAAATACGATAACACAGGTTATTCTTCAAAAATAATAAAATAAATGGTTTATACTAATGTTAATAGTTCTTTTCCAAGTCAGGTAGTACCAGACGCAGAGAAAAATACTTATGATTACGGCTTAGCCGTAGGTAGAGCTATTGAAAACGAATGGTTTAGAGGTGACAAAGGTTTAGGAGCTGGTGGTCGTTTTGGTAATAGTTGGCAAGACTTTCATAGACTTAGACTATACGCTAGAGGCGAGCAGTCAGTTGCTAAATATAAAGATGAACTTTCTATTAATGGTGATTTATCTTACTTAAATCTAGACTGGAAACCAGTAGCTGTATTATCTAAATTTGTAGATATTGTAGTAAATGGCATGACTGATAAAGGTTATAAAATAAAATCATTTGCTTCAGATCCTTACGCTGTAAAAGAAAGAACAGAACACGCTACCGGACTAGTTGAAGATGCTTTTGCGCAACAATTAATAGAACAAGCAAAACAAAATTTAGGTATTGACGTTAAAAGAACTAATGTACCACAAAACCAATTGCCAAAAAGTAAAGAAGAATTAGAGCTTCATATGCAGTTATCATATAAGCAAGCTATAGAAATAGCTGAAGAAGAGCTTATTGAAAATGTTTTTGATTATAATAAATATGAAGAAGTTAAAAAAAGAATAGCGTATGATCTAGTTGTTTTAGGTATTGGCGCTACAAAAACTAACTTTAATTTAGCTAATGGTATTACTGTTGATTATGTAGATCCTGCTAATTTAGTTTATTCATATACAGAAGATCCTAACTTTGAGGATATTTATTATGTAGGTGAAATGAAATCAATGAGTTTGCAGGAAGTTAAAAAACTTTTTCCTCATTTAACAGATTCTGATTTAGAAGAAATACAAAAATACCCAGGTAATGCTAACTATACCCGTAATTATTACGGCCAAGATGATCAATACAATCAAGTTCAGGTTTTATTTTTTGAATATAAAACTTATAATAACCAAGTATTTAAAATAAAAGAAACAGATCAAGGTCTTGAAAAAGCTTTAGAAAAAGACGATTCTTTTAATCCACCTGAAAATGCTGAAAACTATAATAAGGTACATCGAGCAATAGAGGTTTTATATAGCGGAGCTAAAATACTTGGCCACGAAAAAATGTTAAAGTGGGAGTTAGCTGAGAATATGACACGTCCTTATAGTGATCAAACTAAAGTTCAAATGAACTATAGTATTACAGCTCCAAGAATATATAAAGGTCGTATAGATAGTTTAGTAAGTAGGTGTATTGGTTTTGCCGATATGATACAGCTTACACATTTAAAAATACAACAAGTACTAGCGCGTATGGTACCTGATGGTGTATTTGTAGATGTAGATGGCTTAGCAGAGGTAGATCTTGGTAATGGCACAAACTATAATCCGCAAGAAGCTTTAAACATGTACTTCCAAACTGGTAGTATTGTAGGTAGAAGTTTAACACAAGATGGTGATCCTAACAGAGGTAAAGTACCTATTCAAGAGTTACAAACGTCTTCTGGTATGGCTAAAATACAGGCACTTACACAAACGTATCAATACTATTTACAAATGATACGTGACGTAACTGGATTAAACGAAGCTAGAGATGGTAGTCAACCAACTAAAGATTCATTAGTAGGTTTACAAAAATTAGCAGCAGCAGCTTCTAATACTGCTACTAAACATATATTACAGTCATTAATGTATTTAACAGTGCGTAACGCTGAAAATATAAGTTTAAAAGCGGCTGATATGATAAGCTTTCCACTTTTGAAAAGTTCATTGATGAACAGTATAAGCACGTTTAATGTTGATACATTAGAACAAATAGAAAAACTAAACATGCATGAGTTTGGTATATTCTTAGAGCTTGAACCAGAAGAAGAAGATAAGCAAAATCTAGAAAGGAATATACAAATAGCTTTACAAAACGGAGGTATTGATCTTGAAGATGTTATAGATATTAGAGAAATATCTAATATTAAACTTGCAAATCAGATGCTTAAAATAAAACGTAAGCAAAAGCAGGAGCGTGATCAGCAAGTTACTCAAGCAAATATACAGGCTCAAGCTCAAGCAAACGCTCAAACAGCTGAACAAGCAGCTTTAGCAGAAATGCAAAAGCAACAAGCTTTAGCACAAACAGAGTTGCAAATAGAGCAGGGAAAATCTCAGTTTAAAATTCAGCAAATGCAAACTGAAGCTGAAATTAAAAAGCAACTAATGGCAGAAAAGTTTAACTACGACATGCAATTAGCTAAATTAGACGTAGAAGCCCAAAAAGAAAAAGAAGATAAAATAGAAGATCGTAAAGACGAGCGTGCTAGAATTATAGGTACGCAACAATCAGAAATGATTTCACAGCGTCAAAACGATGAACTACCTAAAAACTTTGAGTCATCTGGATTTGACTCACTAGGAGGATTTGGACTTGAACAGTTTGAACCTCGTTGAAAATAAAATCCTTTAATTTTATACTATTATATTATGTCAACAGAAGTAAAACAAGAAGGAGAATTTAAAATGAAGACTCCTACTAAACCTAAAAACTTAGGTAAAAAAAACGAAGTAACTAAAATTGAAATACCTAAAGAAGGTATTGAATCTCAAGGAGAGGTAATTCCTGAGGTTACTAAAGTAGAAATAAAAAACGAAGATGCCGTTCAAACACAAGAGACAGATGATAGCAATGTTATTATCGAAGAGTCCAAAGACAGTGGCAACAGCGAAGAAGTGGTTGAAGAAGTACGGACCACCGACGAAGGAGTAGAATCTCCTTTAACTGTAGTTGAAGATACTGAAGAAGAGCAAGAAGTTGTTAAAGAACAAATACAACAACCAGTTGTAGAGCAAAAACAACTGCCAGAAAATATTGACAAGCTAGTTACTTTTATGGAAGAAACTGGTGGAACTGTGGAAGACTATGTTAGGCTTAACGCAGATTATACCAATGTTGATAATAAAACTTTAATTAGTGAATATTATAAACAAACTAAACCACATTTAGATTCTGAAGATGTAAGCCTTTTATTAGAAGACTTTGATTATGACGAAGATATAGATGAACCAAAAGAAATACGCAAAAAGAAAATTGCGTTCAAAGAGGAGGCTGCTAAAGCTAAAGACTTTCTTGAAGGCTTGAAAGGTAAATATTACGACGAGATCAAGTTGAGACCGGGCGTAACCCAAGAGCAACAAAAAGCATTAGACTTTTTCAACCGATACAATGAAGAGCAACAAGCAATGACAAGCAACAGGGATGCTTTTGTTAATCGTACTAAAGATTTATTTAATGATAATTTCAAAGGTTTTGATTTTAAAGTTGGTGAAACTAAATTTAGATACGGTGTTAAAAATCCTAAAAACGTGGCTGAATCGCAATCTAATATTGACAACTTCGTTAAGACGTTCTTAAACGATAAAGGAGAAATTGGAGATATGCAAGGATACCACAAGGCTTTGTTTGCTGCGCGAAACGCTGATACTATAGCTCAACATTTTTATGAGCAAGGAAAAGCTGACGCTGTTAAAGATGTTATGGCTAAATCGAAAAACATTTCGACTGAGCCTCGTCAAACAGCTGCTGGTGAAGTATTTGTTAATGGAATTAAAGTTAAAGCAATGAGCGGTGTTGATTCTTCAAAATTGAAAATCAAAAAAGTAACAATAAAAAAATAAAAATAAATAATTATGGCTTTAAGTCCTTTATTTGGGAGTATAGTCCCAAGTCAACAACAACAATTGCTAGACACAAACTTCCTGTCTTTTAACGGAGGTGCGGGTGCTGGTGATTCTGATACATTCGCACAACAGTATCTACCTGAAATTTATGAAGCAGAAGTAGAGCGCTACGGAAATCGTACGCTTTCTGGATTCTTACGTATGGTAGGAGCTGAAATGCCTATGACTTCTGACCAAGTAATTTGGTCTGAGCAAAACCGTTTACATATCTCTTATGATGGTTGTACCAACGATCAAACAAATACAATTACTATTCCTGTAGCAGCTGACATTAAAAATGTTATCTCCCCACAGTCTACAATTGTAATGCTTGATGGTGCTGGCAACGAACTAAAAGGTGTTGTAACTGCTTCTAACCTTACTACTGGTGCGCTTACTGTAGCTCCTTATGATGCTACTACTACAGCTGCACTTGCTACTACTGGAATTAAAATATTCGTATTTGGTTCTGAGTATGCTAAAGGTTCTACTACACCTAACAACACTTCAGCTACTGCAGCTGATGGCTATGTAAGTGTAGATCCTGCTTTCACACAATTTTCTAACTCACCAGTTATTATACGTAATAAATACGTGGTATCTGGTTCTGACACAGCTCAGATTGGTTGGGTAGAAGTTGCTACTGAAGACGGAACTGGAGGTTACCTGTGGTATCTAAAAGCTGAGTCTGAAACTCGCTTACGTTTTGAAGATTATCTAGAAATGAGTGTGGTTGAAGGTGAAAAAGCTGACGCTGCTTTAGGCGCTGGTTCTGCGGCTGCTGCTGGTTACAAAGGTACAGAAGGTTTGTTTGCTGCTATTCAAGGTCGTGGTAACGTAGAGGCTGGATTCAACGCTGCTGCAAGTGCACTAGGTGAATTTGACAATATCTTACGTAATCTAGATACACAAGGAGCAATTGAAGAAAACATGCTTTTCTTAAACCGTGAGACATCACTAGGATTTGATGATATGCTAGCTGGTATTTCTAACGGTGCTAACGGTGGTACTGCTTATGGATTGTTTGAAAACTCTGAAGATATGGCATTAAACCTAGGGTTTAGTGGTTTCCGCAGAGGTTCTTACGACTTCTATAAGACTGACTGGAAATATCTAAACGATGCTTCTACTCGTGGTGCTATTAGCGATGGGTTGATTCCACCAGATTATGGCGTAAGCGCTATTGACGGGGTATTAATTCCAGCAGGTACATCAACGGTTTACGATCAAGTTCTTGGTAGTAACATCCGTCGTCCATTCTTACACGTACGATACAGAGCGTCACAAACTGACGATCGTCGTATGAAGACTTGGTTGACTGGTTCTGTTGGAGGTGCTTTCACATCTGATCTAGACGCTATGGAGGTTAACTTCCTATCTGAAAGATGTTTATGTGTACAAGGTGCAAACAACTTTGTATTGTTTACTAAGTAGAATTACTTTATGTAGTATTTACCCTCGTCTTATCGACGGGGGTAGGTATTACTCTTATCAAAATTTTTATTATATTATATTATGTCAAAAACAAAAGAAGCCCCAACTGTAGAAAAAGGTTGGGAAATTAAAGATAGAACGTATCTAATAGTAGGAAGATACAAACCATTAACACTTAGAATACCATCAAAGCATAGCGCTAGAAAACCTATGCTATGGTATGATAGTGAAAAAAATACACAAAGAGAACTTAGGTATGCTACAAATATGAATTCACCATTTGTAGACGAACAAAAAGGCGAAGTAACATTAGGTACTATACTATTTAAAGACGGTGCTTTATTTGTTCCAAAAGAAAAACAAGCCTTACAAAAACTGTTGTCTTTGTATCACCCAATGAATGGAAAACGTTATAAAGAGTTTGATTCTGTTGTTGAAGCAACCGACGAACTTGATATGATGGAACTTCAGATAGACGCGTTAAACGCTGCTAGAGGTATGGACGTAG